TTTAAGAGTGGTATTTTAAAAGAGCGCACAGACACAGGTCGTATCTACCTTGTGTTCATTGATAATGTTATGAACCAAGGACCGTTTGATCCCGAGTATCATACGATTTATCAGAGTAACCTATGCTGTGAGATACTTTTACCTACTAAACCTTTTAAGCGCCTCGATGATCCTGATGGTCGTATCGCTTTATGTACTCTTGGATCGATCAACTGGGGAGCATTCCGCAATCCCGAGGATATGCGTAGGGCTTGCCGTATTCTTCAGCGCAGCCTGTGTAACATACTTGACTATCAAGACTTCCTATCAATACAGTCTAAGTTAAGCAACGACGAAATCCAGCCTTTGGGTATCGGTGTTACTAACTTAGCCTACTGGCATGCCAAGCGTGGTATGAAGTACGGCGATGCAGATGCACTACAAGAAGTTAAATCTTGGATGGAGCATCAAGCCTATTATCTAACCGAAGCCACAGTTGAGTTGGCCAAAGAGCGCGGCAAATGTGTAGACAGTGACAAGACATTCTACGGTCAAGGCATATTCCCATGGGAACGCCGAGCCGACGGTGTTAATGAATTAGCTAACTTTGCTCCTGAACTGGATTGGGAGTCATTGCGTAAGGAGATGAAACAATATGGTGTACGAAATGCAACACTTATGGCCATTGCTCCTGTTGAATCTAGTTCTGTTGTTATTAATAGTACAAATGGTATTGAAATGCCTATGTCGCTTATCTCGACTAAAGAATCTAAGGCAGGATCATTTACACAAGTAGTACCTGACTATCATAAACTAAAAAACAAGTATCAGCTAATGTGGGAACAGCGTGACTGCGTTGGCTACATCAAAACTGCGGCAGTGCTAGCAGCCTATGTGGATCAAAGTATTAGTACAAATACTTTCTACAATCCAGCATACTTTGCCGATAGAAAAGTTCCAACTACATTGATTGCAAAAAATCTAATGTTGGCACACCATTGGGGTATTAAGACTTTCTACTATAGTCTAATCAACAAAGCAGGCGCCAAGGCTGCTGAAGAAAACAATGTCATCCATATCAATGATATCAAAGAAGATGACAGTGGTGAAGAAGAATACTGTGAAAGCTGTGTGCTATAATGTTAGAAACGATTTGCGATATACTTGTAGATGCATACAAGCGTAATTGGATCACCAGCCGTGATGGCAATGTAAGTATTCGGCATCATGACCGTGATCACTTTTACATTACTCCCAGCGGAGTTCGTAAGCAGACTCTACAACCTGATCAGTTTAAGAAGATCAAACTAGAGCGTGTGCCTCATGCTGCTCCTCCATTCTACTTACAGGGATGGATCGATGTTGACTACACTGAGATCAGTAAAAATTTAAAGCCCAGCGGCGAATTGCCTTTGCACTTTGGTCTTCAAAAAGAGTTGGGCCAGCACAGCAATGATGTTCGTGTAGTTGTACATCTTCATCCAACTTACTGTGTTGCTGCTATGCATGCGGGCATTGAACTAGCAGACTTGGCCAAGAGCTTTCCAGAACTTAGTCGTTATACACAAGTTGGAAAGAATGTAGGAGATGTTGCTCCTATTAGTCAAGAACTTGCTGATCATTGTTTTGAAAGTTTTAACCTTGACAAACAAGGTAATATTAGTTACGACATAGTAGGTATCAAAGGGCACGGCGTAGTAGCCGTTGACACTAGTCCATGGCGTGCCTATGAACACATTGAACGCTTAGAGCACATCTGCAAGATCGTTCTAGCATCAGGAAAATATTAACATGAGTAAACAACAATACAATCTATCAACACCTACAGACTATCTTGATCGAAAAATGTTCTTAGATCCGCAAGGACCTGTGACCATTCAAAGATTTGAAGAAGTTAAGTATAATAAAATTGCAGACTTTGAAAAGACTGCTCGTGGCTTCTTTTGGGTACCCGAAGAAGTTAGTCTTACCAAAGACGCCAACGACTTTAAATATGCCAGCGATGCAGTCAAGCATATCTTTACCAGTAACTTGCTGCGTCAAACTGCCTTAGACAGTCTGCAGGGCCGCGGCCCAAGTCAAATCTTTACTCCTGTGGTAAGTCTGCCAGAACTAGAAGCTCTAGTCTATAACTGGACTTTCTTTGAAACTAATATTCACAGTCGCAGTTATAGTCATATCATCCGTAACATCTACAATGTACCCAAGGAAGTATTCAACACTATTCACGATACTAAAGAAATTGTGGATATGGCAAGTAGCGTTGGCAAGTATTATGATCACCTACATCTTGTTAACTGCCGAAAAGAAATGGGAGAACAAGTTACAGAAGAAGAACATGTTCGAGCAGTTTGGTTAGCACTAAATGCCAGCTATGCACTGGAAGCATTCCGCTTTATGGTATCATTTGCTACAAGTTTGGCAATGGTAGAGAACAAAATCTTTATCGGTAATGGTAACATTATCAGTTTGATTCTACAAGACGAGTTGTTACACAAGGGATGGACAGCTTTCTTGATTAATCAAGTAGTCAAAGAAGATCCTCGCTTTGCCAAGGCCAAGCAGGAATGCGAAGCTGAAGTATATCAATTGTATATGGATGTTATCCGTGAAGAAAAAGCCTGGGCTGATTATTTGTTCCAAAAGGGACCAGTCATTGGATTGAACGCTAATATTCTAAAAGACTTTGTTGATTATACTGCACTACAGGCATTAAAGGATATAGGTATTAAGTACACTGAGCCGGCACCAAAGACTACACCAATTCCTTGGTTCAACAAGCATAGTGATACTAGTAAAAAGCAAACTGCGCTACAGGAAAACGAAAGCACTAATTATGTTATTGGTGTAATGAGTGACACAGTTGACTACGATGCATTACCGGCACTATAATAGTAACGATTATAGTGTAGTAAAGAAAGATATCTTTACTCAAACTTACGATACAACAAAATTAAAATGAAAATAGAAATCTATACAAAAGACGCTTGCCCATACTGCGTTCAAGCAAAAAAGCTATTTGAAAGCAAAGGTTGGGAATATACAGAACATTATATTAATGCAGATACAAGGCAAACCTTGCTTGAAGAACTAACGACCCGTTTAGGCGTTGCACCACGCACAGTTCCTCAAATTTTTATCGACGGTCAGGCCATTGGCGGCTATACTGACCTAGTTGCGTGGCTTAAAACTCAATAAATAATACTATGCTTAAAGAAAACAAAATTGGACAAACAATTAGTATGAAGCTGTCTAGCGGCGACGAAGTCGTTGGTAAAGTTACTGGTCAAACAGCCGAAGGTTTCACCATCAGCAAACCAGTAATATTAGCGGCCAGCAGAGATGGCCTAACTATGATTCCTTTTATGATGACGGGAAATCCAGAAGGCGAATATCTGTTTAAGGCAGACAACATCATGTGCGTAGTAGAAACTAATACACAAGTTAGTGATGCTTATCTACAAAGTACTACTGGAATTACTCCTGTTAGGAATTCTAGTAGTATAATTGTATGATAAATGCCTGAAGTACATAGATACGGAGATCCAAATACTGCCGGTGCGCCAATAGTTAGAGTTGCACAAAACACTGTATTCGTAAATAATTTACTGCTCAGTGTTGATGGTAGTGATGTTGCAGGACACGGTCCAGGTGAACACGCTGGACCTATTACCGCCAACGGCAGTATAACCGTATTTGCTGAATTCATTCCTGTAAATGATAGAGGCGATCCAGATAGTTGCGGACACCCTAGAGCTCAAGGTAGTCCCGATGTCTTCACTCATGAAGGTGGTGGTGGCGGAGGCGGAGCAACTGTTGTTCCAGCACAGCTTCCAGAAGGTGTTAGAGTTGTTGAAGGTAGAACTATCTATAACAACACTCCTGCTGGCCATGCTGAACTAACTAAAGCTGAACGAGCAGTTAGTCCAAGTCTACCTACATATCACGAAGAGAAACCCGGAGACGCACCTCCCGCACAAACAGATCCTGCACCACAGCCAAGTCCACCTGAAGGTTGTAAGAACAGCAAGTACTACAACTTGTTGGACAGCAAAATGGAGATCAAAGCACAGAATGGTCTCACCAAAGAACAAATTGAATGCAACTGGATCGCATTGTGTACTAATATCTTAGATCCATTGCGTGATGCTGGATTTAACTTTAAGATCAACAGCGCATTTAGAACAACAGAATACAATGCCAGCATTGGCAGCAGCAACGCTAGTGATCATACCATTGGCTGTGCAGCAGACATCAGTTTAGGTAGTCAAGAGTCTAACAAGAAAATGTTTAAGGCTCTACTAAACAGCTATCCATATAGCCAGCTGATCTTCGAAGGCAATTGGGTGCATGTTGCTTATAATGGACGCGGTCCCAAGGGTGGTGCCAAGGTCATGTATACCTACACAGGAAAATCACCGCAAGTAGCAGGTGCTGACGGCAGTGGACTGCCCAGTGATTTGAGAACAGCATAATGGCAAGAATACCTCCCATCAATGCAGGCGCACTTAAGATAACATTTCCGGCCAACTTGCCAAGAAATGAAAAGGATCTTATTTGTATGCTGCTGGCCGGCAGACTCAAAGACTTGTGGCGAGGTAAATTACTCTGTGCTCAGTTGGCCATTGACGATTTAATTAAAGATGCCACAGGTGTTAGCGGACTGGGAGAGTTACGATCAACACTAAACGGCCTTAAAGGTGCAGTCAACGAATTTAGAAATCTCAGTGGCTACGATAGAATTCTTTCTGGAGTCAACTCAGCATTAGGTCAAGTAAGCAATGTATTCAGCTTAGGCGGCCTATGTCCCAGTCCAGTTCGTGCTCCAAAGATCCCTGACATACTCGGAGCCTTAAATTCTAATCTATTTGGACAAGCTAATAATATTTTAAATGCGTTGGCCAGAGCCAGTAATCCTAAATTATGTCTAGGCGGTGGCCCTAAAGGATTTGGTGTAGATTGGAGTCAAGTTGATGGTAGTTTAAGAAATTTAAAAAATGCCATTGATCGATTTAAATCTACCGGTTCTGGTTCTAGTATTATTGCTGCCTTTGTACGCAACTTGAAAAATCAACAGCGAAGACTAAATGCTGAAATTAGACGCCTAAATAAAAACCTCAGTGACCCATTGGGAATCAATGACAGAAAAAATACTGTAGCAGCTATTAAAAGAGCCAAGACCAGCAGCGACGATTTTCCAGTCAAGGACAAGCATGGCATCGAGTATCCCAGTCCAACTAAGATGATGATGTCAGGGGAAGCAGATCTAGTATTGGGAAGAACTGCACCAATATATGCCGATCCAGTCAAGTATGAAGTGGTGCCAGTCATTGACTACTGCGGAAGGACTACTGGATTTGAAAAGAAAATAATCACAGGCGATCCCGACTATATGGGTTGGGATACATTAAACACAAATCTAAATCTTTTAAATCCTACCGTCAATCCTCGAGCAGAATTCGCACAGTATGCCTATACCTTTAAAGAAGAAAACGGCGTTGTTAAAGTTTATAACACTGCAGGCGAACAAGTTACAAACATAGCATTAGAACGCGGCCAACATTATCGACTGGGGTTTATGTTAGAAAACAGAACACTAAAGTTTTACAACGGCGGCGCAGTATGGACCGATGGCATTAAGATGGTCAAAGAACCAGACTATGGAATTGGGTTTGAAAGTGTTAACATAGATTCTGTTACTGCATTCAGTGTGATGACTGTAGAAGCCGACTGGACAGTAT